CGCAGGGACTCTAATCTTTGAACGGCGGATAGAACGCCTAGGAGATAATTATGGCCGCAAATGGCTACGAGTGGCGGTACAACATCAGCGGCGGACGGCCCCTGATTCTCACGTTCCTGATGAAGGATACAGAAACCCTCACCAGGGGCGACATCTTGAATATCGAGTCTGGCGAGGTCGACCTGGCCGCGACCGGGGATGCCGCACTGGCGGGCGTCTTCGTTGGGCCAGCAGACCCTGACGACGCGGTCGATGGCAAGCCCGGTACAGTAGCGGGAACGGACTCAACCACCGAAGTTAAGGTGATTGTGAACCCGGACGCCGTCTACGCCGATGCCAACGACACCAGCGCAAGGCTGGCCGGGGCAACGCTCGACATCTCAGGTGCGACAGGGGCGCAGACGATGGCCGCATCCAGCAATACAGAATTCGTCGTTGTGGAGCGGAAACGGCAGGCGTCGGACGAGACCCGTGCGATGATTTGCTCCTCCGCTCACTACATCGCCAAAGCACAGTAGGAGGGCTAGATGCCTTTAACGAGTGGTAATTTTGCCGACCTGTTGAAGCCCGGTCTGAAGCGGGTATTCGACATAGCAATGAGCCGCCCACGGCCCATCATGGAAATGCTCTTCGGCGTCGAGTCCTCGACCCGATTCGAAGAACAGTACCAAGGCATGGGTGCGATGGGCCTGGTTCCTCCCTTCGACGGGACGGTTCCCTACACCGACTTCGATGCCGGTTACAGGGTGGACATCCGCAACTACGAGTTCGCTCTGGGGATGCAAGTGGAGCGACGCTTGGCGGATGACGACCAGTTCAATCAGATAAAACGTCGCGCCGGTAACATGGCGGACGCCTTCAACATCTCGATAGAGACTGACGCCGCAAACATATTCATCAATGGATTCACCGACTCCGGTACGAACCGGATGGGTGCCTCCACCAATGGTGCAGATGCGGTGGCCCTCCTGTCGACGGCCCACCCTTACAGCCCCGCCAACAGCGGGACGACCCAGGCCAACGAGGGGACGCTGGCTTTGACCATCGACAACCTCGACACCACCAGGCAGGCGATGAGGAACTTCACAGACGACCAGGGCCAACTCCTGGGTGTGAATCCGAATATGCTTCTGGTGCCACCGGAACTGGAGCGGACGGCTACTCAGCTTGTCAGTGAACGCGCCGTATATGAGCCGAACAGCGCACAGTACGACGTCAATATGTTCTCTGGCCGGTTCCAGCCCGTGGTCTGGGATAGGCTCACCGATTCAAATGCGTGGTTCCTTATCGACTCCACGTTGATGAAACAGCACCTCATCTGGCAGTGGCGCATCCGCCCAGAGTTCGCCCAAGCGGAGGACTTCGACGGACTGACCGCTAAGTATAGGGGCTATATGCGGTACGGCATCGGCTGGACTGACTGGAAGTGGATTTACGGTCAGAACCCTAGCTAAAACTGAATAGGCAGAACTGGCGGATGGCCCATGCAAGTAAACGCACCGGCCATCCGCTGGTTCCTTGATTTAAGGAGGAACTGGCTATGCCTACAAACTTTCCATCTGGCGTGAAATCCCGTGGCGTCCCGGTCGAAGGGCTGGGCGGCATCGGAAGCCCTCTGCTCACGACCGGCAACGTCTACCACGTTGATAGTGGCGCAGATGCGGCAGACAACGACAACGCGGCTACCAACCCGAAACAGCCAGCGGCTACCCTTGACGGTGCCATTGGCAAATGCACGGCGAACAACGGCGACGTGATTCTTGTGGCTCCAGGCCACAGCGAAACCATCTCAGCCGCCGCCGCCATAACATTTGACGTGGCTGGCGTAACGGTAATCGGCATGGGCGTCGGGAATTCCCGGCCCACCATTACCCTGGACACAGCGGCGACTACGGACATCGATGTGACCGCCGCCGACGTCCAGATTCATAACATGATTTTCTCCATGAACTACGCCGACATCGTTGAGGTGTTCGACCTGAGTGCGGCTGGGTTCGTGGTGAACAAGTGCCGATTTGTGGACACCGCCACGAACATGAATTTCGTTGACCTGATTAAAGGCACGACCACCAACAACCAGGCCGACCGCTTGGAGTTCACCAACAACGTGGTAATTTCGCCCGACACCGGGAACAATGGCGTCATCGACATCGGCGGCGACATCGCTGGTCTGGTGTTCAATAACAACTACATCCGCATGGGTGTTGCGAACTCCGAAGCTATCATTTCGGTAGCGACAGGAAAGGACGTAACGGACGCGGAGATTTGTTACAACCACATCTACCGACTGAACACCGCAGGCGACCTTCTGATTGATAGCGATACGTCAGACAACACCGGGATAATCGCCCACAACCGTATTGGCCACGCTGACACCGCTTCGGAGATTCTGATTGACGCCGATGGCGTCCGTCAGTTCGACAACTTGGGCGTGGCAACCGATACGGCCTCTGGATACGTTCTACCCGCCATCGACAGTTAGGAGGGCTAGATGTACGGTTATTCATCGGTCTCAATTAGTAGCGGGGCGACCACTGGTGGCTCCGGTTCGTCCACGAATAACAACACGTCCAGCCATGTGGTCGTCGGCCAGATTTGCTCGATTGGGGTGACCTACAACGGGTCGCCCCCATCAAGCACTGACTTGGTGATAGCTACGGCAGGGAACAACGGCCCAGCCCTGACCGTCCTGACGCTGACCAATGCTAACACCGATGGTTGGTTCCACCCACGTCACGTCGTTGATAACAACGCCGGGGCGGACATCGAATACGCCGATGGTTATTCGGTCTATGACAAAGTGTGCGTTGCCGACAACATCAAGATTACGGTCAGCCAGGCCAATGATGACGACTCCGTTGATGTGGTCGTTGTCTACTACGCGGGTGCTTAATGGCCATCGAGAAGCACACGATTAAAGTCAGCACCACGGGGTCTGATGCTTCGGCTACAGGCTCCCTGGTGACGGCTCTGCCCTACTGCGAATTGCTGGCAGTCAGAATGGACTTCCACGCCTCCGCACCGGCCAGCACGGACACGACGCTATCGTCGCCCGGCGACCCGGTTGCGGTTACGCTTCTGACGGTCACCAACAGCGCGACGGACGCCTGGTTCTATCCGACCCACCAGTTGGACGATGCCAGTGCCTCCGCTATCACCGGGGCTTACATCCCCGCGATAATCCACGGGAATCTGCTCACAGAGTTAGCCGGGTGCGATGCCTTGACGGACGCCCTGGTGATGACTATCTGGGTGAGGGTCTGATGGCCTTTAGCTACACAGCGGGAAGCACGGCAGACCGGGACAGGGTTCGTCTGGAGATTGGGGACACCGATGAAGAACGTGTCCTATTCCAAGACGGCGAACTGGACGATTTCCTAAGCCAAGAAGGAAACAGTATTCTGGGGTCGGCGGCACGGGCCTGCGAGACCCTGGCGGTACGGTTCGCCAGGGATTTCACGTTCTCCGCTGATGGTGCATCGTTTCAGAAAGGGAGCGTGACCCAGATGTTCATGGCCCAGGCAAAGCGGCTCCGCAGAAAGGCTGGCGCGACGACCGTGGTGATGCCGCGCCGGGTGGATGGCTACTCCGTCTACACCGACAGCGACGAGGTCACAGGCCTCAATATCTTAGATTCAGGCACCGGCCAATATGGACGGTACTCTGATGGCTAACGAACTTCTCCAGGGAAACGACTTGACCTATATGCGGGCGGAGACCCGAAAGGCGATGCCGGACGCAGTAGATATTCAACGAAAGACCCTGGTGTCAGATAAGCAAGGTGGCTACACCGAATCCTGGGGGAACGCCTACCAGCAGATACCGGCCCGGCTCTCGACCAAGGTCGGGGCGGAATCCAACGAGGCCAGCCGCCAGGACTTTCAGATAGACGCGACCTTGGCGTTGCCATACGACCAATCAATCCTACAGACCGACAGGGTTGTTCATGTGAGCGGAACCTATGAAGTGCAATCGGTCGACTCCGGTAAGTCATGGGCTTCCTCCAAGATATGCCAGATGCGCCGATTGTAGGACTGAGGCAAGCCAGATGTCAGAAAGAGAACTGCAATATGCTCCTGGCGCGAGTCCGCTTGTCGGCAGAGAGCGTAGTGGAAATCAAGTGCCGAAGGTGCAATACGGTCAACGCCTTCAGGCCCGGCCAAGGTGAGGAAACTGTAGCGATAAACCTGACGCCCGATGGGCAGGGTGGGTTCATACCCCCTAAAACCGAATAGAACCCCGCCTCTGAGGCTCTGTGAAGCCCATTAAGCGGCCTGAACGCTGGCAACGGGCATCTGAACCACTGAATGGAAGTGGCATCCTTGATTGCTGGCGTGTGGCGATTGAGGATTTTTTTATGGCAAGCATCCCGATGGACATAACCTACGAAATCAAACTCGACCCGCGTTGGCGGGAGGTCGGGGGAAAGATACAAGCCGCCGTTCAGCTTGCGGCCTTCAACGTGGAGAAACGGGCCAAGAAACACTTGACCGATAAGGGTGCCGTGGATACAGGAACCCTTCGGGGAAGCATCGCGGCGGTTCCGGTAGGGATGACGCTGGGCGGGGAGTCACTAGATTGGCGCATCGGCACCCACATTGAATACGCGCCCTTTGTAGAATTCGGCACCTACAAGATGGAGGCCCGCACGTTCCTAGTCCCCGCGCTGGATACCGAACACAAGCATCTGCGGAACGCAGTCAACCAGATTTTAAGTGAGTTAGTGCGTGGCTAATCTAAGGGTCAATCTCGATACCGCAGTCTTTAGTACCCTGAACGTCGAATCGGTCACCAACGAGGCCACCGGTGGCGTCTATAACATCTTGGCCCCGCAGGGAACGGCCCCGCCATTCGTGGTGTTCCAGGCCATGTCAAAGACCGACGATTACTTCTCCTTCACCGGGGGGAGGGGCGGCTCCGCTATCTACATGGTGAAGGCCGTCGACCGAAGTCCCTGGCCGAAGGCCGCAGGGGACATCGACACCCAGATAGATTCGGTAATGCAAGACGCTTCTCTAAGTATCACCGGCCACACATTGCTCTGGTGCCGCAGGGAGGAAGATTTATATCTTGTCGAAAACCAAGAGGGGGTTACCTACCAGCACGTTGGGGGACTCTATCGCATCCTCGCAGACCAGAGTTAAGTGCGTTGCCACCGCCCATCACTGGGTAATCGAAATGAGCAACGGGCCGACAAGCCGGGGCGAGTGCCGGTTCTGCCATGCGGTCAGGCAGTTTACCAACTCTACCGATATGGCCTCCAGCAACATCACCCTGGAGAAGGACAAAGGATATGGGCCAAAGGAGCAAAAACAAAAATGGAACCGATGGCTCAACGACTGAGGTCTGGTATCTGGCCTTGCACAAGCTTCTCATAGTGCAGGGGCCGGGGGCCAAACCCTCCAGCATACGGTTCTTCCCCGGCCAGCGATTTGCGCTGGACGGTGATGAGCCGGTCGATATAGATGCGTTGATTCGCACCAGGGCTGTTAAAATCTATGAAGAATCAGACGAAGAATGGGCGCAGGCTAGATTAGCGGAAAGGCCTAAGCCGAAAACAAGGAGGAACCGTGGCTAGAATCTCAGCGAAATCCGCAGGCTTGCTCGTCGATGAGTTTGACTTCAGCGGCGTAAGCAATTCGATGGACTTGAACTTCACGGAGGCACCAGTCGACGTAACGGCCTTCGCCGATACCGACATGACCTATATCCAGGGTAAGCCCGCTTTCACTTTCGATGTGAACGGCCTCTGGTCGACTGCCAGCCCCAACTACGACGGAGAGATGTTTACCGACCTGACGGCCACCGCCCGGCGCGTGGGCATCTACCCCGGCGGTCTGGCCGAAGGCACCGTCGGCTATGAGGGCGCGACTCTAATCAGCGCATCGCCAAGGGTGTCCACGGCGGGAGATGCCATTGCCTGCAATGTCACCTGGCAGGGGGCGTCCGCTCCGTTCCGTTCCCGAATCATTGAGGATGCCACCATCACTTGCAACGGCTCGACGGTCGTCGCCAATGGGACTGGCTACAACCTGGGAACGATTGCGGCGACCAACACGATTTTCGGTGTCTGGCGCATGGTGGAGATGGGCGGCTCCGGCAGTAACACGATTGCTTTGGAAATCCAGAGCGAAACGAATGACACCTGGGGTTCGCCTACGACTCAAATCAACTTCGGCACCATCACGCATAGCACTGGAG